CCTGAGGAGGGGTCGCCACGCAGTGCATCCACCCATGCTAACGCATGAATTTTCTATTCATTGAATAGAAAATTGCTAACCAAAGGAGCGTTCTGTGTTCATCTCTGAAGGGAAAACGAAGTCTCGTTCACTCTATTCACCACCTTTCACGGTGGTGACTAAGTGGAGGAACCATGGTCCGCCTCCAGGAAACTGGAACGCGTACTATAGTCTCTCTTCCCAGATGGGTGGGATTCAGATCACTGAATCGGATGGCAATCGTTGGCCTCCTCCAAAAGGAGGAGACCTTCAGGACTATGGTTCCGAGTTTTTCTCGATTAAGAAAGAGATCGTCAATTCCAGTTGGAATGTCGTTAACTTTCTTACTCGGGCAGGAATCGAACAAGGAGGTTTCGATTACTCAATCGTTACCCCCTATATCGCTAACTGCTTCGAGACCATAGACCAAGGTTCGAACCTAGGTTTGCTTAAGACGCCGCTTAAGTTCTCTTTTCCGCCCGATCTGTCTTCTTCACGAAGTCAGTTGGTCGTGAAAGGAACCAATGCGGTCGCCCTATGCCAGCCTACGAACCAAATTGCCAATGCAGCTACCTTCGTTGGAGAACTCATGCAAGATGTACCCTCAATTCCTGGGGTGCACTTGTGGGAGTCTCGCCTTCGAGCAGCAGAGATTGCTGCTCGTGCTTCAGGCGAGTTCCTGAATGTTGCATTCGGGATTCTCCCCACCATCGGTGATATGGACAAGTTTTTGAAAGGTGTCCATAAAATCGATAAGGTGGTCGACCAGTTCATTCGTGATTCTGGTCGAGTTGTACGAAGGGAGTTCCACTATCCCACAGAACGAACTGAGACCATGACCCAGCTGGACCAACTGCAACCGCACGTTTATTCGCCGGCTGGTGCTTATTTCAGCACCGCCTCGAATGCGTCGTTTTGTCAGTTTGCCCAGGGTCTTGGTCCCGGTTACCCACTGTTCCGGACCTGGAGGAATCGAGTCGTTGAACGTGATACATGGTTCAGCGGAGCCTTCACCTACCATCTGCCGAATGGGTACGACATCCATTCGAAGGGTGATAGGAGGAGGCTTATGGCCGAGCTCTTTGGAGCAAAGCCGGATCTCGAAACCCTCTGGAATCTGGCACCGTGGTCCTGGGCCGTAGACTGGTTCAGCGATGCAGGTTCTTTTATCAAGAACCTACAAGCGCATATCAGCTACGGCTCGGTTCTGCGATATGGGTATATGATGGAAACTACTACCATCACAGATACTTATACCGCGGGTGAGCCGTTTGCATCACTAACGGATGTGGCTAAGTTTCCTTATCCACGACCCACCCCCTTGCCCGTTACTCTTCGAACTACTGTGAAGAAACGGATCAAGGCGAACCCCTTTGGTTTTGGCCTTAGTTGGGATGGCTTGTCACCATTCCAGCAGGCCATAGCAGCGGCTCTTGGTATTAGTCGAGTCGCGAGGTAGTTCACTGCCCACCAACGTACAAGGAGTACGCCAATGTTCACTGAACCGCTTTCCCTCACGCCGGGAGCGGCTTTCGACGCTGGCGCCGTCAGTCTTCCTCGGGTTTCTGCCCAAGGAATGGCTGCGACGTACCAGGCCGGACCGCTCACGGTCAACGCGGGATCGCTCCTGAAGGTTACGGCTTCCCACCAAGTGGGTCGCCGTATCCGACGGGTCCTTCGCTGTGATTACAGCGACAACGCGGGGAGCACTCTGGTGTCGGGAACGACTGCACCACGTAGCATGTCTTGCTACGTCGTGTTTGACATTCCCGCCATCGGCTCGTTTTCCGCGACGGACCAGCTGGCGCTTTTCAACGGCCTTAAAGGCACGTGGTCGGCGTCGACGGATGCTCTGATCAAGAAGCTTCTGGCTGGTGAGAGCTAGCCTTTAGCTTCGAGATCTCCTCGAGCATCCGTGGTCAGGAGTGAACGTGTGGCTTAGGATGGAATCCTCTATCAGGAGGTACCATGAAAAGCCTAACGTTGCTCTGGAATACCATTGCCCATGAGTTGGCAGTGGGATGTTGCACTAGCGCCCACCGCGACATTGAAACCGTCGCGGAGCGATCAAAGAATGAAGGGTTATCGTTTCTTACTATAACCCTCCCTTCCTTTGCAAAAGACTTCGAACGTTGTCTTGAGCTAGGGAAGATGGACGACTCTCTGTTTAGTTCTTTTCATAAACAGAGGAGTCTCCCGGCATTTCTGTCGGGTTTCTCTCGTCTCGTCTTTGATCGTGATACTGGTGTCCTACTGGAAGACCCCAATGTCTATGCGATCTATGCTATTAGGCAGTTAACTCTGCTCTATAGCAAGATTCTCGTAGACTGCTCAGCTTATCGGAAACGAAAAGCTTTGCAGGAGTTTATCCAGTGTGAAAACGAAGTCAAAGAGAGGAGTTCTCATGATTTTCTTCTTTTTCGTGAGGTCGCCTCTCTTCTTTTCGATAGTTTATTCTCCATCGTCGATAAGAAAGTCTTCGATGGGGATATCCTACCGAAACACGGTCCTGGTGCCACCGCCGATTCCCTTGTCGGGAATCAGAAGTTTCACCAGACAGAATGGCCGTGTCGCCTTGAACCATACTTCCCGTACGGGGAGATGGTTCTACCGAATTGGTCCTTCTGGGACCAACTCGAACAGGTTGACTTCGTTGAACCCGGGAGAGAGCGACCTGTAAAGGTCACTTTCGTCCCTAAGACGATGAAGACTCCTCGAATTATTGCAATCGAGCCTACTGCTATGCAGTATGCACAACAGGGGCTCCTAGCTCTAATTCGTGAAGGACTTGAGAATTCGTATCTCAAGAACTTTATCGGACTCGATGACCAAACTCCTAACCAGAGGATGGCCCTCGAGGGTTCAGTTACTACTGAACTTGCCTCACTTGATCTAAGTGAGGCTTCCGATAGAGTCTCTCATAAGATCGTGCTCAATCTACTGGCCAATCATCCTCATTTTCGTGAGGCTGTTATGGCGTGTAGATCTGAACGCGCTCTTCTACCTGGAGGCCCTGTTATAGAGCTCTCCAAGTTTGCGTCTATGGGTTCGGCACTTTGTTTTCCCATCGAGGCCATGGTTTTTCTCGTGGCCATATTCGTTGGTATACAAAGTGACCTAGGACGCCGGCTGACCAAGGAAGACATCAAATCCTTCCAAGGTCGGGTGCGCGTCTTCGGTGACGATTTGATCGTCCCGAAGGCTCATGTGCGCTCCGTGATTCGTTCACTTGAGTACTTCGGTCTCAAAGTAAACGAACGCAAGTCTTTCTGGAATGGCAAATTCCGGGAGTCTTGCGGAAAGGAGTACTATGACGGAACAGACGTTTCAGTTGTCCGTTGCCGTCGAGTATTTCCCAAATCACGGAAGGACGGGCAGGAGATCATTTCACTGGTCTCACTCAGGAACCAGCTTTTTCAAGCTGGTCTTGAGGAGTCGGTGGCTCTTCTTGACCGTAGAGTGTTTAAACTTCTCAAACACTTTCCGGTGGTTGAAGAGAGTTCTCCTGTTTTGGGTCGGCTCAGTTATGATTCTTGTTATCAAGGTTCATGGCTGAGAAACGACATCCCAGTGGTTAAGGGATGGCTAATCCGATCACCTATCCCAGTTAATGAGATAGATGATTGGCCGGCCCTACGTAAGTGCCTTGTCTCCTTGGAGACAAGGAACGATGAGATTGCCACCTCATCTGACCACTTACGGCGTTCTGGACGTCCCCGAGTCGTCGACATCAAACTCGGGGTGGGTCCTCCTCGATAATTCGAGGGGGCTTGTTTTTGCAATTGCAAAAACGGGGGGAGCGAACCTAGGAGACGTAGCCTTGCTACGTCGTTATATCCCTTTCCAGC